CAACAAACACTAAACTTAACAGCGGGTAGCAATACCCGCGAGGATTTAAAATGGAAATGGTAAAAGATCCAACGGAACTCTTGCACGAGTTCACAGCCCATGTGCTAACGATACATAAAAAATACAAGGGGGAAATGCAGAAAACGCATGGCATACCTGAAGATATTTATATCAGGTTAGAGGTAGAGCAGAAGATGCTCTATATAGATACCCGCTTTCTAACAGCCGCTGGACTAATAGCTAGCTTAATTGAATGGCGCAAGCTGTCGTCATACAGGGGGACACTGCTTAAACGCATGGCGGCAGGTACTGGCAAAGTGGAAGGGGCGGTTAACTGCGTGGCGTTTGATTTAATCCCCGTGTCAGAACAAGGCGCAGGGGATGTGGATGATAGCTTGAAGCGTATCAGACCAAGACGAGGCAGACCGCTGACTGTACATAAGCGCATTAGGTATCAAAAACAAGCGGGTGAAGTAGCGGGCAAGTTAGCTAACTTCAGCGATCAGGTGGGTAACTGGCACGAAGCATACGGACACTTGCCGATATACGAAGAACTGCATAAGTATATTAAAGATGCTAAACGGACGTATGAAGAAGCCTATAACATGCTCAGTCTTGGACGCAGATCCAAGGTAAGAGCGGAAAGGCGGCCTAGTGCGCCTAAAAAAGCTATCCACATTGCGTACATAAGATGCACGGGGCTTGACGAGTTAATCACTAAAGATAGTGAGGCGATATATAAACTTATCCGAAAGTTTGTCCAGGATGAGCGGGGCAATTTTACATTGCAGGAGCGCGAGTATATCCCGCCTATGGATAAATCGGAGTGGATAGGCAGATACGAACAAGGTGAGGATAAGGACGGTGAGAACGCATATAAGCACTTATACGTACCGATCAGTATCATCAAAGCGGGGGTCTATAACAATGACATCTTAGGGTATAAACACGACAAGCGATACCTTGAGACCTGCCAGAAGTATATCGGCTTTAGGGGCTTTAGATGTGCTAAATTTGACTTGGGGGCTCTCGATGACTAGGGCAATAACTACGGAGAATTGAAATGAACCGAGCATTAGACGACGCTAAATTACATGCAAGGGAATACGCTAAAGAATATTACAGGGTTAATAGGGAAAAATGCAACGCGAGGACTTATGCGAACATAGCGAAAAGAAAAGCGATAGAAGCTGAAATGAAAGCAAGGGGGTTACCTGCGACAAAGAAAATACCACAAGCTGCTGACACACTGACAATCAAAGAAGTGGCAGCTATGCTGGAGCTAACAACACCAAAAACTAGAGCAATAAGTAAAGACACTAGATATAACATGCCTAAGTACACGCAGATAAGATTAGATGGAGCAGAGCTATACGATTTGTTCCAGATTAAAGAATGGATGCAACAGTATAAAGAGGTGTTAACGCACCTGGCTATCACGGGACGGAAGCACAGCAACAACGGAATACCCTTAACCAAAGAGGTTATGTTGTTAGTAAACTGGGTAGTAAACTGCGCTCACATCGAGCGACATACCCTGCGATTGCAACAAGAAGCGGCGGGCAAAAGACTATGTGCTAGCTATGGTGTCAAATCATTATTGGAGATTAAATTATGAAAAAATTAGATCTATATAAACTAAGAGACGCGCTAGAACATGCGCTATTTTTAATTAGCCAAGAAGAACCCGAACCAGAAGCATTTAACTGGGGGGATAAAGACCCAGTAATTTGTGAAATAAACGGCTATAGATGGCACTTAGGGCCAGAGGCCGACAATAAATTAAATTGGGATGATGCTAAAAATTGGTGTGAGTCAGTAGGCGGTGAATTGCCTCCTAGAGAGGTGTTTTTAATGGCGTATCTTAATGAAGGCATCAGACCATTGTTTAAACCAGAATGGTACTGGAGCAGCACCGAGTTAGATGAAACGTTAGCCTTTCTTCAAGCCTTCTACGATGACGGACAGGACAACAACTTCTTCAAGACCGACACAAACTACGTGCGAGCAGTCAAGAGGGTGAAGATATGAAATATTTATTAATAGCGATGCTGCTAACAGGTTGCGATGCGCAGCCGCTTATTGTAGCTTCTCCAGAGTATAAAATTGATAACTTGAAGTTTTACAAGGGAAAGCATGACATTTGCTATGCTATGTATGGAGCTGGCGGTGGCACAGTTATGACGAGTGTTCCTTGTGAGAAGGTGGGGTTATGAGTAGCCCTGAAAGAGAGCTCCTGCAAGAATGCTATTTTTTTATCGACAACAAAGTTACTGTCTCTAGTAAAAGGCTATTAGATCGAATAGACAAACTACTCGCCCAACCTGAGCAAGAGCCTGTGGCTTGGATGTATGAAGAAGCAACAAGCTTTAATAAAGATGGATATTTTTCGGAATGGCTGCCTTGTTTTTATTTAGAAAAAGCTGATGAAGATAAGAGTCTAAGAAACGAGACACCACTTTACGCATCACCACAAAAACGTGAGCCGCCACAAACAGCGCGTGAAATGTATCAGCGTGGTTATGCAGCGGCAGAGCGTGACTTAAAGCGTAAGCCTTTGAGTGCTGAAGAAATAAAGCAAACAACGCAAGGTATGAGCGAATTTGGTGCTGATATGTTTAAAGCAGGGGTTGTANCAGCGGAAAAAGCACNCGGCATTGGAAAGAGTAACGAGCGGTGAATTTTACGTAGAAATAATGGGCTGTTTATTAATAACAGCTTTTACTGGGTTAGTTGTTACATGCGCTGTCTGGTTTGCCAGCTTTGTCTATGATGATATTGTAGAAAAACGCAAGTGGAGAAAAAGAAATGAAACTATATGAGCTAGGCAATGACAAACGATTTACTTTAGTAGATGATGATTCAGGCACAGTATTCCTATTAGACCATATAGATGGTGCGTATTCTGTATGCTTCATAGGCAATGCGATTGTACACATATCAGCTAACGCTGAAATAGAAGAGGTGGAGTGATGAGATTAGATGAGATGGCGATTGCCTTTGTAGGGTTCTCGGTGGGTGTGATGGCGCTAGCGTTTTCAGCTCTTTTGGTAGTAAATATATGGGTAATGCAATGAAAAAGTATGTAGTAAATGTATGCCAGCAAAGGAGTGCTTATGAAGGCTTATTACAATGAGTTTGATCCACATGCTGCGGCTTGGTTAAGACAACTCATTGCTAATGGGTTGATTATGGATGGGGTAGTAGACGACCGTTCTATCATTGAAGTAGAGCCAGAAGATCTAAAAGGATTTACCAGACATCATTTCTTTGCAGGTATAGGTGGATGGGAATTGGCTTTGCAATTAGCCAATTGGCCTATTGATCGTCCTGTATGCACAGCATCATTACCATGCCAGCCATTTAGTGTAGCTGGCGCACAAAAAGGAAAAGAAGATGAACGACATTTGTTACCGCACTTTATCGACCTCGTTAAGCAATGCAATTTCCAAACAATTTTTGGAGAACAAGTACCAGGCGCAATCAAACACGGCTGGCTCGATGATTTATGCCTTGAAATGGAGCGAGAAAAGTACGCCGTTGGGCGGATTGTACTCACAGCAGCAGGCGAGGGTGCGCCCCATATCCGACAAAGATTGTACTGGGTGGCCGACAGCATCGACAAGGGATCAGATACCGTTAAGCGGATGGGCGACTCCAAACACGATGGACAATTTGCCAGCTCGCAGTCAACAAGCGATGCAACATCAGTTCGACACAGCAAGACCTGGACGAACAGCACCAGCGAATCTGAGGGAGCAAGTACATCCAGAGTTATATCCGAATGGACCGACCCAGACTGGCTATATTGCCGAGACAAAAAGTACCGGCCAATTAAACCCAGCATTGAGCCGTTGGCTAATGGGCTTCCCAAAGGAATGGGATATAGCAGCGATACAAGCGAGCCGATTGATGTCAACAACATGCAAGAAGCGCGAGTCATGAGGCTTAAAGGTTATGGTAATGCAATTGTTCCACAGGTTGCAGCATCATTTATTAAAGCATTTTTGGAGATTTAATATGAAAAAGTACACAGCGATAATTAATTTTAAGATTGAGATAGAAGCAGAAGATCAGGACGTGGCAGAATATATAGCATCAACGGCTCTACCTAAGACGTATTACTTTAGGTGTGATACAGGTAACGGGAAATATTTGAGAGGATTACCCCCTGTGGTCTTTGCAAATGAAGCCGAAAAAGAAGGTAAACCAGAAGGATACTGGAGGAATAGATAAGCGAGTAAAGGTGTGGTAAGATAAACAACTGTTATCAAAGATAAGAGGTTTTAAATGTTGTCAGCAGATAAATGCTACGAATTATGGTACTCAAAAAAGGACTTAGTGGAAACTATACGCCTGATCTATGAGACAGGGTTTAACGCAGGGCAAAAAAAGGTTAAAAAGAATGGCAAACAAAACGTCAAACAAAAATCGCAAGAAACCGAAGAGCAACCCTTTTAAAGCAAGTGAACAGTATGGCAGATGATGTAGACAAAGCTAATGCCCAAGCGCAGTTAATACTTGAAGTTCAAATAAAGCTAAACAAAAAGGACATTGATCCCTTTCAAAATGAGTCGGGTCAATGCTGGGAGTGCGATACCCCTGTTGCAGATAATCGCAGATGGTGTTCAACAGAATGTAGAGATGCGAGTGAGTTATGAAACAGAAAAGAGAAATAGACGGCTACTTTGATACCCATGCAAAAATTGTATGGGTGCTTGCAATATCATTGTTTATTTACGGGTACGCTAAATGGGGTTCTTGCTTCTAAAGGTCTAGTATGAATTGGGCAGACTTTGTTTTCCCCCCCATAAATCTCTGGAATTACCCTAAACAAAATGAGGATTATAAAATGAGCGATTTAGAAGATATAAATTTAAGTAGTCCCCACGAAACAGTGGTTAAGCCTGTGTGGAAAATAAAAGAATCACCTGCAACACCCGATCTTATTAACAACCCAGCGCATTATAAAAAAGGCGGTTTTGAAGTATGGGATATAATAGAAGCCTTTGGGTTAAACTATAATATAGGTAATGTGACTAAGTATATCCTTCGTGCGGGACACAAGGGTAATAAGTTGGATGACTTAAAGAAGGCTAGAGCCTATTTAAACAGGGAGATAGAAAAAATAGAGGGTAAGAAATGAAAGAGTTGTTTAAAAAATGGTTTTGCTCTCCTCACAAGTGTATTATTTTTAGAAACTATTACTGGATAAATAAAAAAGTATGCGTTGATTGCGGGAAAGAACACCCCATAGGCGAAGCGCATTTTATAAAGCATCAGAGGTAACCATCATGGTACAGTATAGATGAAAGTGTTAGCCCTGCTCTTAGTGTTATTGCCTACACTGAGTTCGGCAGGAGAAAAAGAGTGCTTAGCAGCTATAATGGTCAGCGAAGCATCAGGAGAAAGTTTAGAAGGATTGGTAGCAGTAGCTCAGGCGAGTATAAATAGGGCAAAGGCTACTAGGCGTGCGGTGTGTAATATAAAAGGTGTTACACGTAAGAGTCCACCTGCGGATTTAGCAGAGTATTATATGGCGCTAGCCGAGTCTATTTTAAAAGGAGGCAAGTCTATTGTCGGTGCTGCGGATAGCTGGGAAAGAAGTAGAATACCAAAATACGCGGGTAAGATTACCCGTAGAATAGAACACCACACCTTTTATGTATCTAAAAGATTAAACTAGGAGAAAAGAATGAAAGTAACACTAGAAGAATATACGAACCCCTTTAGTTTAGGGAAGTACGCTGGCATTTGTTATGGGAGAGAAGGCAATGACGAGAAACGATTGGCTCACATTATTGGGGTTGGGCACTTATCTGTGCTGCGGTTTGGCAGTGCTGTATTTCGCATTGAAGGAATTAGCAGAGTATGCCTAGCCCAGCTTACAAGAAGTAAGCATTTAGATTATTTAGTACGAAGCTCTAGGTACTGTGACGAAAGCGAAGCTGAGTATATTTTGCCTGCTGCATTTGAAACCATACACCCAGAGAACCTTGAGGTTATTAATCGCCACATACAAGAAGGCGCACAACTCTATAAAGAACTGCGGGATGGGGGGTTTGCTAAACAAGACGCTAGATATATTCTACCACAAGCACAGGAAACAGAGCTCTATGTAGTGGGTAACTACCAAGCATGGGTAGATTTTATTAAACTTAGGACATCTAAATCTGCTCAACTTGAGGTGCGAGAAGTAGCCCTTAAAATCAAATTACATTTACAACATGCTGCGCCTATTATATTTGGTGAACCCGATGCCTTGGATTGAATTAAATGATGATCGTAGAATACCCACAGATGAAATAGTGCATGAGTTGTCCATTTGCTGGGAGGAATATTCACAAAATAAAAGCGATCCTGAAACTAATGAAGCGATGGCCTTTTTAGTTCAAATAGCTGCGGCTAGGATGTGCGTAGTCAATAAAAGAAATCACTTCTTAATAGTGGGGTTGATAGTCACTAATGTGTTATGGGCGCTAAATAAAATAGGGGGGCTCTAATGACCCCCGAAGGTGCTATTAAAAAAAGAGTTAAAGAAATCCTTGCTGATGCAGGTGCTTGGTACTGTATGCCTGTAGGTTCGGGCTATGGCAAATCAGCAGTGCCTGATTTTATCATTTGTCATCAAGGATTCTTTATCGCCATCGAAACAAAAGCAGGCAACAAGCAAGCCACGGCTATACAGGCTAGAGAAATAGAACGAATAAAAGCTGCGGAAGGTATAGCGTGGGTTATTAATGAAACCAATATAGCGGAGTTAAAAGAATGGATATTATCGGTGTCGACCTTGAGACCTATTACGACAAAAAGTACAGTCTCTCAAAAATAAGTACTCAAGAGTATATAGATCACCCACTCTTCGAGGTTATCGGAGTAGCAGTAAAAGTAAATGAAGCCCCTGCTGAATGGCACAGCGGGACAATGGAGGAGACTAACAAATGGTTAGCCCAGTTTGATTGGGAAAATTCTTGGGTGTATGCCCACAACACTCTATTCGATGCCACTATTTTAACGTGGAAGTTCGGTATAAAGCCCAAATTGTGGATAGACACTTTGTCTATGGCTAGGGCAGTGCATGGCACAGAAGTAGGGGGGTCACTTGCTAAACTAGCGGAGCATTACGAGTTAGGGCAGAAAGGCACTGAAGTAGTCAGTGCTATGGGGGTTAGGCGAGCAGACTTTAGCGAAGAAGAACTAGCTAAGTACGGCCAGTATTGCATAAACGATGTAGAGTTGACCCATGGACTATTCAACCACTTAGCCCTACACTTTAATAGGATTGAGATAAAGCTCATTGATATGACTATTCGTATGCACACAGAGCCTAGTTTTGTCCTAGACCTGCCTACGCTAGAGGACCACTTACACCATACCAAAAGGCGCAAAGAAGATTTACTGGCAGCTAGCGGTATGGCTAAAGAGGACTTAATGTCTAATCCTAAATTCGCTGATGTATTAAGATCGCATGGGGTAGT